TTAAAAATGTAAATTTTACATTTTTTGATTTTATGCTTCAATATCGTCTAATTCTGCATCGATATCATCTCCGCCTTCAGCTCCGGCGTCACCACCCTCTTCTTCTTCAGCCTCTTTTTCAGCTTCTTTTTCTTCAGCTGATAAGTCATTCCAGTACTTTTTAATAGTAGAAATATCTTCTTCAGAGAATGCAGTCTGTCCGAATTTATCATACATTTTGTCAACTGCCTGTTGCTCGTTATCTGCAGATACAATGATACCTAGAATCTCTTCAGATGAGATTTTAGTACCGTCTTGTGTAATCATATCGTCGATTACAACATCAGAATCAGGATTCGCATTAATAGAATCCTCGCTGACAAACTGTTCAAAAGTCATTATTTTTTTCATTATATAGCTTTATTTTTACATGCCCATGCCCATGTCCATAGGATCTATATCATCCTCATCGGCAGTCTCTTCATTTGCTCTAGCTTTATAAGCGTCATTTGCTGCTTTATCATCTGGAGTAAGTTTCAAGTACTTGTCTACTAGGAAGTCTAGATCGAAGAAGTATTCTTCTTCCATAGTTGCTGGATCAGTAACCATTAGGTTATCTCTCATTGTTGAGATGAAGTCTAGTCTACGTTCCATGATTTCCATAGTCTTAAGCTCAGCGAACATATTCTCTTCGTTAAATCTTAGAGCAATCTGCGTTCTAAACTGTGGATCGTTTGTAAATTCAGGGTACTTAAGACACATTTGTAAATAAAGTGGCTTAACAAGTACTTCTTGGAATGCAGAACGCAGTCTTCTTACAAACTTAGAGAATTTAATCTCATCTCTAATCATACCGTCAGCAGCAAGGTTAAAGTCACCGCCACCATCTTCATATAAGAATCTATTATAAGGAATCTTAGAAACTTGCTTAAGCTTATCGTTAAAGTATTTTAGTGCTTCAACATCTGATAGATCTGGTCCATCACCGCCAAGTGTCTCAATTTCTGGAGTTTCACCATCTTTAGAAGGTAACCAGTATTCTCTAGAGAACTGAAGCATTGGCTTACCATCAGTTTCAAGAACACCTGATTCAAAGTCAAAGTCTACAACCTCTTTATAGTTATTCATAAGTTGCGCAAGAGACTGTTTTGCTCTTGTCTTAGACTTACCGCCCATTGGGATAACGAACTTCATTCTAAATGAAGCGTTAGTTACAGCCCAGATAATACGAGTATGCTCCATAATTCTCATTAGGTTAAACGCTCTAATTAGACGTTCAACATAAGAGACTCTTGAAACTGTAGTGATTGATGCGTATGATAGGTAAATAATTTGAGAATCATATAAGATTCTTTCTTTCATTGGATCGTCTTTAAATTGAATCCAAACTTTCTTACCGTCTTCTTTATTAAAACCTGGCATAAGAGTAATAGGATCGATCTCTTTAAAGCCAATGATTTCTTTCTGATCTTCTGAGTAAATAATTTCAAACGATAAGTAACCGTCAATAAGAAACTTTCTATAGAAGTACCAAGCTGATTGGTCTGAGTTAAATCCAAAGTACTGATAGATTTGTCTAAATGCTTTCTTCATGTACTTATCAACCTCTTCAGAGACTTCTAGTCCAATAATATCTGGATAACAGAAGAAGTTTTTATCGTCATAAACAATAGTTTCATCACAAAGAATATCTAGGATATCTTCAATCTCATCGTTTAGTGCAAACTTTCTAAGCTCTTCTCTTTTATTAGGGTATTCTCTATCAAATAATGGGATTGACTTTCTTAGGTTAGTATCAGTCATTGACAGTGCGGCGAATGCACCCCACATATCATCATTATCAGCGCCCATTAGGTTTGCTTGGCCATAGCCAAACGCATCCTCAGTAGGACCTATCGCTTGAGATTGGCGTAGAACCATATCGTCGTAGTACATACCAAACGACGAAAGGCTCTTAAGAGCCGTACTTAAAGTAAATGGCCTCTTATTAGTTGAAAGAGGGCCGTTTCTATCATTTACAAAACCTGCCATTAGATCAGTTTAATTTCTTTATATATTCTTATTATTATAATACTTTGCATGTAGCTTTCTAATCTCGTTTACACTAATACCTTCTAATTCTATGAAGTCACATAATGCTATTTTAGACCAGTTCTCATACGATACTACAGCTTGCTTTTGTTTAAGTCCTGGAATATATTGTCTTATAGCAAATCCAAAACCGTACTTATCCAAGTAGTTCTTAGCACCTTTATAGGTAAATTCAAGTCCTGCTTGGTTTCCAGCATGTTCAGCAGCTCTAATAGTTGCAGTCTTTATTTGACCCATAAGTGTTGTATGGATATCATCTAACATTGTTTCTTTTACTTCTACAGGTAAGAGGTTTAGGTTAATGCCTAAGTCATTCTTATTTTCAGAATTAAGAGCCAAAACGATAGGATTTCTATCCCACCATTGTAGATTTTCAGTAACAGGGGTATCATATCTAAAAACATAGATTTTACCAGGTATAAAATTACCAGGCTTCTTAGTAACTTGGTTATTTCTAAAAGACTTAAGTGATTTTTGATACCAATCGGCAGCTTCGCGTTCGGCCTTTGACCTAGAGCCATAAAGCTTAATCTGCTCACTTATCTTATTTTTAATAGTACCCATTCTACTTTAATGATTTTTCAGTCATTACGACAAATCTCCAACCCCTGCTTTCAGCAAAAGATTTCGCTGCAGTATATTTATCTTTATTAATAACATACTGTTCTGCTAAGAATTTATAACTCTCTAATGCTTTCTTACTTCGTTTAGTAGGTGGGTTAGGTTTTTTAATCTGAGCTTCAGGTTTGATTTCAACTAAGATTTCATCAATAGTACCGTCATTCTTTTTGACTTTAATATAAAAGTCTGGATAGTAAGTTCTTTTCTTTTTATGAAGCTTAGACCAATATGGAACTTGAACTGGTTCAGAAGACCACATAATAATTTGGTCATTCTTATCGCACCAAATCATAAACTTGCGCTCCCAAGAAGATCTATAAATTATAGGCTCAGGACCTACATATTTTTCAGGTCTATTTGGTTTAAAGTAGCCCTGGTTAAACCCAGAATTTTTAGTAGGACCTACTTTTTTGATTGACATTATATAGTGAAGATACCACCCTCTTCTCCAGGTTTAGAACCTGCTCTGTCAATTGACATTGTATCTTTATATTTAGTAGGGTGTATTTTATTCCATCCCTTAGCATAGCCTCTTTTTGCAATCTCTGTAAAATATGCAAATGCGTTTGGATAATCTGGATTAAAGTTTTTCCAGTATTTTAATAGATCTAACAGTGCGAATTGAAGGCAATCTTCACGATCTTGATCGTCTACATACTTCATTCTACGAATAGTCCTTTCGGCTAGAAGAATAAGCATCTTCTCAGCCTCACGAGTAAGTTTATCTTGCTCTTTAGACTTTACGATCTCGGCATATAGATCCTTATTATTTAAGTAATTTTTAGTTCTAGCCACTTTGGTTGGTATTAATTTAATGTATCAACTGGTACTTATACACTAAAAAAGCCGCATTGTTTATAAATGCGGCTAATTTTTAATAAGTTTGAGCAGTTTAAACGCCTTCGCCGTCTTCTAATTCAATTGCCATTTTAGGTAATCTTAGCATATCATCAGAAGATTCTGCATAGCATACGACCAGGTCGTCTTTTCCAGCTTTTGAGTAGTCAAGTGCGTCAATTGATATCTCAGTATCTGCTTTCAGACCTTCAATATCCCTTTTAATTCTTCCAGGGATAAAACCATCTGATCTTGACTTGTCCTCTTCGTTTAGTGAGAACTGCTCAAATGTTTTAATATTGTTTGACTCAGATAAAAAGAATGCAGTATATTCTTCTACAGACATTCCCATAGTAGCTCTGTGCCAGTCGATAAAAGAGTCACAACCAAAATGTTCAGCTTGAACAAATTGTGTAACACCTTTTACATATTTGTTACCAATTACTTTCATGATAGTGTTAGTAAATATTTTAGCTTGTCAATCTGAGCTGTAATAACTCTAGCTAGATCGTAAATCTCTTCATGCATTGGATCGATTACAAGCTTGATTTCATCATTAATAACTTCGTACAGTGTCTGGAAGAATTCTTCGATTACACCTTCGGAATAATTTTTTAAAGAGATAGTTGCGTCGCCAAAGTTTGGTCTTTCTTTAATTCCCATCATTGACTCTACTAGCTCATCTACATTTTCTAAGAATTCTTCGTAAAATGCTCCAAATGCTTCATGTTGTGCAAACGATTCAGTCTGCCAGTGGAATACATGAGCCTGATCTCTTGCCGCTAGAAGTTTTAGAGCAAAGTTACCGAAGTCATCACCATTAGGAGTCATTACATCAAACGACTCGTTTAAGAATTCATCAAACTTCTTAATCATTATAGAGTCTCTTTTAGTTCTTTAATCTCTGTTTCAAATCTTGCAATCTCACCTTCAATTAGATCATCAGCAGCTTTAATCTCTTCAATAGATCTATCAGCTTCTGCAAGTAGTCCCCTTTGGTCTTTTAGGAAGTAAATTAGATCTTCTTTTTCAGAGATAGTTTTAAGTGTATTAGCTCTTTCAGCAGCTTCACCTTCTAGAAGTTCTGATAGGAATTCTGTAGTATCAACTCCAGTTTTCTCAGTAACGTAATCTAGTGCAGTATTTGCAGTATTTGCCTTAAAGAAGTTATAGATTTTAGCAGATTCATTGATTCTTGAGATGTAAACATTCTCACCCATTTTCATGATATCTACTAGGTTTCCATTTTCATTTACAGTCTTAACGAAATCTAGATTGATAAACTTATCTATGTTATTCGCAGCATTTTGTAAATTCTCTGCAATTGAAGTTTCTTCGTATCTAATAGTACCCGCAGTTAGTAGGTAGTTAGCTAGATTTTCAGCTAGAATCTCAGAGTTGTTTAGGTAAAACTTAGCCTCTTCAATTCTGTAATAGATTTTGCTAGCACCGTGGAACCAGATAATAGCCTCATTAGTAAACTGAAAGTTTTCTAGGGCCCATGCTAGTTTAGTTAGGTTTGAAGAAAGTGTATTGTTTTAAACGATCGTGTTATATTATGATTTTTCTGTGAAAGACGTACCGTGTAGATAGAATTCCAGATTGTTTTCATTATTCATTTTAATTGGAGATA